TGGTTCATCTCCATAATGTTGTACATCCACATCCCGTGGATTTAATGCTTTAACTAGACTATGGTCCTCTGTATTACGCTTACGTGTTGCCATTAGGCACTCCTTTGTATTGATTTTATTATTATAGCATAACCCATATTTATTGTCAACCTTAGGATTCAAGCGTAGGACATTGCGATAAATACTATTATGCCAAAGTTATCCTTATACCGCCCAAATAAACAGAATGATTATCGTTTCTTTGATAGAACAATATCCGAAGAATTGCGTGTTGGCGGCACGGATTTATACATTCATAAATATTTAGGTCCAACTAATCAAGGACCTAGCATTGATTATACTCAACCAGAATATGATAGTTTAAATCCTACTAATATTCAGGATTTATTATTTTTAGAGAATAGAGATAGAACATATGATCCAAACATTTATAGATTGCGTGGTCACTATAATGTACAGAATTTAGACTTTGATTTAAGTCAGTTTGGTTTATTCTTAAACAACGATATTATCTTTATCAATGTGCATTATAATGATATGATTGATATTGTTGGAAGGAAACTAATGGTAGGTGATGTATTAGAATTACCTCACTTATTAGATTATAATCCATTACAAGAAACTATTCCAGTAGCATTAAAAAGATTTTATAGTATTACTGATGCTAACTTTTCTAGTGAAGGATTTAGTCAAACGTGGTATCCACATATGTGGCGTATTAAATGTGAACCATTAGTTGATAGTGAAGAATTTAGTCAGATATTAGCTGAGCCAATTAACCAAGATAATTATTTAGGAATATGGGATCCAACTAAAGTATATCCAGCTGGTTATGTAATGACATTTGGTGATAAGAATTACATTAGTAAAATAGAAGTTCCGGCTGGCACTATGCCACCAAATACAACATATTGGGAGTTAGATACGGCATCAAATCTTAAAGATATTCTTGCTACTTATAATAAGAATATTGCAATTAACAATGCGGCATTACAAGAAGCTGAACGACTTGTACCTAAATCAGGTTACGATCAAAACAACTTATACATTGTTCCTACATACGGTGAATTTGAAACTAATACTGAGTTGTCAGGTAAGTATAACCAACCTGCACCACCAATCAACGTGGTTGTACCTAACTTAGTTCCACCTGTTGCTACTGTTTCAATGGTACAATCTTCATTGTATAGAACTGCTAGCCCTGTACTAAGAATTTCTGCCGCATCGGCGCAGGCTATTTGGGACATGACTGTTGACGGTGGTGTAGTTGCACCTAACTCAACACTTTCATTACAAACTACATCACTTTTACCGGTACTGACTGACGGTGGTTCAGGTCCGGTATCTGGCTATACTGTATTAACTGTTGATAGTATTGGCTTTAACGTCACCGGACCATATGGTACTGCTGATAACACATACGCAACTGCTGACCAGAATCCAGAGGCTCCTAACTTTACAGGTACAGAACCATACGGTCCAAATACTATGGACTATCGTGCTGACTGTGATCCTAGATTCCAATTCATTGCACGTAGTAGTCCACGTAGCTTTGGTTATACCACTGGTTACTTAACTGGAACAAGTGAAGCACCAAATGGATTCCCTACTGGTGCAGGTATTGCGTTCCCTCAAAATCCAAAGGTAGGAGATTACTTCTTACGTATTGATTACTTGCCACAACTATTGTATCGTTGGGACGGACGATTATGGGTAAGAATATCACAGAACGTAAGAACGCAAACTGGTATGACTCCGGGAGATTTGTCACAACAAGCTAGCTTCATAAATAATAGCAACGTAACAGTATTGACTGATGGGGCAACTACTACACAGAAACAAGGTCTATCTACAATACTTACTATTACACCGGATTCTATACCACCCATACCTTAAAGAATATAAATGGCACAATTTTTCTATGACAATCAGATACGCAGATTTTTAATACAATTTGCAAAAATTTTCAGTTCTTGGCAAGTGACTAAAGGCAAGGATCCTGCAGGCAATGAAATACTAGTTCGTGTACCTATTATGTATGGCGATAGTAGTCGTCAAGCCAGTACTATCATTGCTAATAACAGTGCTAGCAATTTACCAAGTGCACCACTAATTACATATTATATTAGTGCATTAGAATACGATCAAAAACGTACACAAGACCCTACATTTATTGACAAAATGCAGGTTCGTCAACGTAGTTATAATACTGAAACACAACAGTATGAACAAGTTCAGGGCCAAGCATTTACAGTTGAACGACTGATGCCGGTACCCTATACATTGCGTATTAATGTTGACTTTTGGACTACTAATTATCAACAGAAATTAGAACTAATAGAGCAACTAGGAACATTATTCAATCCTTCATTAGAAATACAAAGTACTGATAACTTTATCGATTGGACTAGTTTAAGTGTTGTATACCAAGATGGCATAACATTTACCAGTCGCAGTATACCACAAGGTACAGGTAATCCTATTGACGTATTAAGTTGGAAATTCTATATGCCTATATGGTTAAGCAATGCCGCAAAACTTAAAAAGATGGGCGTTATCGAAAAAGTTATTGCTAGTATCTTTAAAGGTCAAGCATTGGAAGATATACAAGATGATGATTTATTGTTAGGTACTCGTCAAAAGATTACACCATATGGATATAAGTTGTTACTGATTGCTAATAGACTTCAGCTACTACCGGCAGATGAAGCATTTTATCCAAGTAATGAAAGTTTAGAATACCCTCCTCCACCTGACACTAGTTTATACTGGACTAGTTTATTAAATGTTTATGGAACATTGCGTCCCGGCATCAGTCAAATATGGTTACAAAATCCATTTATGGATACTGAGATTGTAGGTACTATTGTTCCTGATCCAACAGACGATAGATTGTTAATATACGATATTGATGCTGACACCCTGCCACAAAACACATTGGATCCTGTAGACAGCGTGGTTAACCCACTAGTCACTGGACCAAACGCAGGACTGCCAGGTCCAATCAATGGGCGTAGATATCTTATTGTAGAAGATGTGGGTAGTCCCGGTAATACTACTATTGCCTGGGGAGCATTGATAGCAAATGCAAATGATATTGTTGAGTTTGATGCAACGTCGGGTGAATGGTTTGTATCATTTGATAGTCAGGCTGCTACCACTGTAGAATACGTAACCAATCTTACTACTGATTTGCAGTATAGATTTGATTATGTCAACAACGTTTGGATGAAATCATATGAAGGTTGGTATAATCAAGGAGATTATTCTATCGTCATCTAATACTGTGATAAATCATAGTATGAACAATATTTCCGCAGGTATCTTTTTCTATTCTGAAAATACAAAACGTTTCCTGTACCTGTTAAGAAATGATAACAAGAATCCGGGTAACTGGGGCATACCCGGTGGTAAAATAGAAACTGATGAAACATTACTTGAAGGTCTACAGCGTGAATGTATTGAAGAAGTGAATTACTTTCCTGAACACGCTAAACTTGTACCCATTCAAAAGTTTGTTAATAATACATTTACATATCATACATTTTTTTGTAAAGTATCAGATGAATTTACTCCTGTACTAAATGATGAACATTGTGGTTATGCTTGGGTAGGTAATAAACAATATCCCAAACCATTACATCCGGGATTGTTTAATACAGTTAACTTTGATGTTGTTCAGAAGAAACTAAACGCACTTACAAAAAAAGAGACCTAAGTCTCTTTTTTTATTTTAGCAATTTTGCTATCGTATCGAATCCCAATGATCCTATTACAACACCTGCCCCCATCATCATCCATCTCCACTTTTCTAATGCGGAGATTTTTTCTGACATTGATTGATGTGCATTCGAACTAGCGTCCTTCATAGCCTTTAACATTACCCTAGTATCATCGTTGTTTTTAACCATCTCAACGTGTATATCTCTGATATCCGTTTTTATTTCACGGATATCATCGGTAATGTTTTGAACCTCTACCTGAAGAACTGCTATATCGGTTTCAGTTTTTGGCATTTTGATTGTCCTACTAGTTGCCATAATTATTAAGCGTTAGCAATAGTTACGATTGGGTTAGGCTGACCGTCGTATGTATTAGCGGCGTATGCTGTGTTGAATGTAGCGATAACATCAGGGTTAACTGTGTTCAATACCGCAGTACCTGTACCAGTACCTGCGGCAATAGCAACGAATGACACACCTGTCATATTAGATGCCGCACCACATACTGACCAATCTGTTGTACCAGTAGAGTAAATTGTATATACTGTACCTACACTTAATGAACCGGCTGCAACTTGTGCTGGGAACACTTCAGAATTGTAATCATTAACACTTGAAACAAATGCTGTAGCAGAGGCTGCATCAGTGGACAATATGTTCATTGTATTTGGTGTCAATGCTGTGTTAGCAACATTCGCTGTATAACATGGTGCGATTAAACCAGTTGTACCACCTTGTACTAGATATTTTGTCTTACCTTTTTGACGTACAATGAAACCTGCTTCGTCATTTGCATAAACATAATTTTGACCTACGCCAGTGATAGTTGCTGATGCGTTTGCTGCCAACGTGATACTATCTTGCAATGCATCAGGCGTGCCTGTTGCGGCTGTCATAACTTTTGGTGCACCACCTAATGAAGCAGAAACAGTAAATGCGGCTGCGTTAGGAGTTGAATTAACAAAGTATGTTGTGCCTGTAACTAGTGTACCTAAGTTAGCACTGAATGACACTGGTTGATTAACTGCCAATGTCAATGCGTTACCTGTTGTACCAATGACGTTGCCGGAAACAACTGTATTAGCAACTGCAACTGATACATAACCGAATGTAGCTGTAGCAAATCCTAAGTTAGTAGTTGTACCATATGCATCAACTGCTTGAATTGCGGAACCAGTAGAAACTGTATTTGCAAAGTCTGTACCAGCGCCATAAACTAATGTACTAGCATCACTTGAATAAATGTTACCTGTACCAGAGATACCGATAGCGACACGTGGTAAAACCTGTGAGCCAACGATTGCTGTGTTACCACCAACTACACCATATGTATTAGCGTTAGTTGCAGGGAAACCTGCACCACCGAATGGGTTATTGAAGTATGCATCAACTACACCAACAGACATTGACACTGATTGACCAGTAGTATCAGTCAATGTAACCGGTGTACGTGTTGTATTTGCACTTAAGTCAGTAGCGGAAACTGTAAAGTTATTTGCATCAATAACTGTTAAAATATAGTATGTTGTTGCGGCTGATATGCCGCCAACTGTACTAGCTACTACGAACGGCATACCTGCGATAACGCCAGTTGTTGTTAGACTTTCAGTTACGGTAACATAACCTGTTGCCGCTGTTGTATCTGTGATTGTTAAGACTGCTTGAGCCTTTGCGATTTTTAGAGGACGTCCCATTTGTTTTTCCTTTGATAAAATTAGCGGGTTCTAGCCGCTACGCAGTGGGTAACTGCATAAACTCTCAGAATGAGAGTGTATGATGTATTTATCAAAAAAGGGTAAAATTAACCGGTAAAACTGCCAGTTGGGCTATTGAAGCCGGTCGTTCCTGTGTTAGTATCTGGCATACCTAATTCAGTTATAGTAAACAATGAATTAGCACCTGCAGTTGTTAGATAAGAAACAATGTTTCCTTGTCCTACTATGATACTGTTATTAACTGTATTAGGAGGAATCAATTCACTATTAGCAGTAGCTACTGTATAAGGAACTCCGTAAGGATTATATCTTGCAGTTGTGTTAGCAATAGCAACTGCGGAATTTGCAGTCAATGTTAAACTTGTGTTGTTTGCAATAGCTTTAACTATACCTACATTTGCTCCTGTAGTATTACCAATCCAACTACCAACAGCTAGTTCAGTACTGAATGATGTACCTGCTCCGGTAACAGTTGCACTATTAGTAGCACAAGTTACATTACCGGTTAATGCAACGTTTGGAAAACTAGTGGTAAACTGAATACCTACATTAGATGTAGCTATTCTAATTTTGTCCGTTGCAATATTTGCGGAAGCTGCCGCTGTTGCGCTGTTTGCTGTATATGCGTATGATGCCATTTTAAAATCCTTATTATATATTTATGCTAACATTAGTCATTGTAACAGGCCCGGCAATGTTGGATCCTGAAACAGTATTAAATGGCATATATGCAAACTGATTTGGTCCACCGTGCAAACTTCTAGTATTAGAGTAATCCGTTGATAGACCAGTAGTGTATAATACATTTGCTGTACTAATATCAATTATTTTTTGCCGTATTTGTGCCGGTGTAGCTGTGGGGTATACCTGTAATAATTGCACGGCTAGTCCAGCAACATTAGGGCTTGCCATACTCGTTCCGGAAATACTCATAATTTTGTAACTAGCATTGAATGGATATATAGTGGTTGCACTGTAAATATTTGTGTTTGATGTAGTACTTACAATGTTTGTGCCCGGTGCCCATACATCAACTCTCGGTCCTGATTCACTGCTACCAGCTTTTTCTTCGGGAGTATCCGATATAGTGCTTACATTTCCTACACAAATAACTCCGGGTGCAGACGGAGGTGAGCCACCTCGCATATAATAGGTATTAAATCCACTAGTATTAGTATAGTAGTTATTGTAATCTAAACCTCCCGGTACATCAATGGTTTGATAATAATTACCAGCAGAACCGCATATTATGATTCCGGCTGCAATCATTTCTGCTATATCAACATCAACTGAATCAACTCTAACACCAAAGGTATTTCCAAATGAGCCACCACCAATCATACCATAGGCGGCTATTTTAATTGATGTTGTATACGTAGTGCCACGATATGTAACACTTGCAATATTACTAAATGAATTAACGTAACTCCAACTCATATTTACAACGGTAGGACGTTTAAATCCTGTAGCAGGATCAATTGGTTTATTATTATGCCAGCCTTTTATCGTATCAAAACAATCGGTTACTGATATTCCAGTAGTAGGTGCAACTGTAAGGCCGGACACTGACATTACGTATATACGAGAATTTTTTGCTCTACCATAAGTTTTGCCGGCGGCTATACCTGTACAATGAGTTCCATGCCCGTCATAGTCTGTGTAAAATGTTGCAAAACTAGGCATAGTTCCTGATACACCACTAGCAGTATACCAGTTGATTTGTTGAACTCTTGTAACACCACTAGCATCAGTAAATTCAGGATGATCTATTTGGCAACCTGAGTCAGAAATAACAAAATCTACACCTGTACCATCTAATGAATAATTGTAGTCTAATGTACCAGAAGATCCTGGCGTATTATTGGTCGTAGAGTTTAAACGAAAAAGACCCCAGTTGATACCAAGATTGTTTGCTGGATTAGTTCCCGGACTTTTATAATATAATCCTGTTTGCACTGCACTATGTTTAAGTTCAATGTCAGTACGTTGTTCTGGTGGAATTTCTACACAATAAACTCTAGGATCATTGCGTAATTTTTCTGCCTCTTTATCAGTTAAATCATACCAACACTGTCGTAAACTTGTAGGGCGTTCATTGACTATACTAACGGATCTATTTGGAACATATGTACTACTGGAGCCGTCAGTTTCTATTTCATTCCAAAAAGAATCATAATCAATACCCCCATTGAGAGCTACATTATAAGTGGTCATTATAGTCTACCTACCGCTATTTCAATAATTCCTTCTATGCCATCAAAGTTTTCTAATGCTTTACCGATGACTGTACCCATTTGAGGTGATGTACTAGGTTTAGCAAATCCATTTCCACCAGATACCATCATATCACCTTTACGAATCGCCCCACGTACTTTAGTAGGAACACGACCTTGCAGTGCTATAGCAACTGCAATACCCTGACAATTTGCATTCATTGCATATGCAGGGTTAGTTGATACGACACCTGCAACTCTAGCAGTATTATCTTCTGCTATGGTAACTTCTTTATCTCCACCAAATGCCAATACAGTTCCTGGTTCATAATGTTGGTCAGCTTCATAATATTCTGCCAAGTCAGCGTATGTCGCTTCTAATTTTGAACCAGCAGTTAATGTCCAATTACCAGTAATTGTTCCAGCCGTAGTATTTGCACCAGTAGACAATACAGTAGTGGGTAAATCACTTACATTTGACCAAGCACCCGCTTCATATGCTTGAAATTTATTTGAAGTAGTATTATACGCAACATCTCCGTTTGCCGCTATTAAATTAGCAATTGCCGCTGAAGTTAAGTTAGGTAATCTTAGGGTGCCTCCACCAACAACTCTTACTGATACTGTTGCACTTAAGTCTAAATTAGTTGCTGAAGATAATGTAGGAGTTCCTGCACCTGTACCTATAAAATTACCAGCGGTTACATTACCAGTAACGCTTAAACTTGCTAGTGTACCTGTACTTGTAATGTTTGGTTGTGCGGCTGTCGTTACAGTACCTGCTGTTGTTGCACTACCTGATGTTATTGCATATGTTGCATTTGCAACAGTTCCTGTTACATTTGCACCAGGTAGTCCAGTTAATGCTTGACCGTTGCCAGTAAATAATGTAGCAGATATATTACCTGCAGTGATGTTACTGCTAACCGATAAATTTCCTGTAATATTGGCAAGGGTGTTAGTCACAACAACAACGTTAGGTGTTCCCGCTACACTGATAGATACATTACTATTGGCAGCTACTGTTACATTACTATTTCCGTTAACAATACTTGAGCCGGCTGCTATATTGATGTTACTTAATAAACCACCATCACCACTGAAAAAGTTAGCGACTACTAAATTACCTAAGTTAGCATTACCACTAGTAATAGTACCAGTAGTAGTAATAGTATTAGTTCCAAAACTTGCCAAGAACGTAGCAACATTACTGTTCCCATATGATACTGCTGCCGGAGCAAATACACCGTTACCATATAGTACATTGCTGGTGCTACCATCTAAGTTAATGGAAGCAATATTACCTGCACCAGAAACATTTGAAAGTGCTACACTATTTGCTGTTCCTGCATAAGTAACAGCACCGGTTACGTTAGCACCAGCAATGCCAGTCAAGGCTTGTCCATTACCAATAATGTTACCAACACTTACGTTACCTGTAGTTGTAATAGTGTTACTACCGTAACTACCCAAGAATGTGGCAACGTCACTGTTGCCATACGTTGCGACAGCTACTGGAGCAAATACACCATTACCATACAATACATTACTTGTGCTGCCGTCTAAATTAATAGATGCAATATTACCCGCGCCTGATACGTTTGCAAGTGCTACACTATTTGCAGTTGTTGCAAATGATACCGCACCTGATACGTTTGCACCTTGTATATTACTTAAGTTGTTGCCACTACCAATAAAATAATTAGCGGTGATACTATTTGCCCCATCTAAGTTACCAGTAGTAATATTGCCACTGACTGATAAACTAGTTAGTATGCCAACACTTGTGATATTAGGTTGTGCGTTAGTTGTTACTGTACCTGCTGTGGCTGCATTACCTGTTATGTTGCCTGATATATTTGCTGTCAGTATACCTGAAATAATTACGTTTGTTGCGTTTGCACTAATAGTCTGACTACCAATGTATATTGTGCTATTGGCTAGATACAAGTCATTGAATCTATTTGTATTGTTACCTAAATTATATGTTATGTCTGTGTTAGGTGTAATATTGCCTGCAACAACTAAACCAGCAAGAGTGCCTGTACTTGTGATATTTGGTTGTGCGTTTGTAGTCAATGTACCGGTTAATAAGTTAGCCGATACATTACCATTTGATATTATAACACTACTATTAGCTATTTCTACATTACCGTTTGCATATTTTAATAAAGACGAACCAGTTAATACACCACTAACGTTATACTGAATAGAACCGTCTACCCCAGCTGCCGGTGAGCTTCCACCAACTCCAAACGAACTGGTTGCAGTTGCATTCGGAGAATTAGTGTATGTTAAATTTGCACCATTGAATGCGTTAGCAAGTGTGTCATCCGTATATAAACTTATATTACCAGTAGTACCAAAATTGTTGGCAACTTTAACATATAAAGTTTCACCGTTAATTTCACTGTTAGCATTACCTTCAACACCTAAAATTGTAATTGCTGTACCACTTACATAACTAACAATATTAGGATTAAACGTCATTATTGCAGGGCTAGCATTTGATATAGCTAATATATTTGCAATTACAGTAGTCTTAGGGCTCCAAGATAAGGTACCAGAACCGTCTGTTGTTAATACATATCCAATTGCGCCTCCGCCAATTTTAACATTGCTTACACTACCTAAGTGTACCGGTATACCTGTGTATTCTGACGTATTGCCCGGAGAGTTAGCATTACCTCCGGTGTTGACCCATGAATTAGTAACACTATCGTATCCTAATATTTGACCAAAATGTAATGTGTTTGATGTAATATTGACATTGCTATTACCACTACCCTGCACTTGACTAAAACTAATCTCTGAGTAGCTAGTTAGTACTTCAATATTTTCAGGAGTACCAGTAGTTTTACCAATGAATAATCGGCTAGCATCTTGTGCAAAGCCAAATTGTGCTTCATCTAATTGTGGCAGGTCTACAAGGTTACCTGAACGCTGTTGGATTTTCGATATCTGTATAATGGCCATAAGTGTAATTCTTTGAAGATTTACACTTATTTATCTTAAAACATTATAAGAACTTCATATAGTATTGTTCAACACGACTGAACCAAATGTCAGTGTACTTAACAAATTCAGGGCCTTCTAATATGAATTCCTGATAGAGATTGTCAGCAGAACACATAAAAATGACACCTTTACGTATCTTTGTTCCGTGAACTTCATTATGTGCGTTTGCATAAGCCGCTAACTGAACAAAGTAATCATCAATCCACTCACGTTTCTTGGGTTTGTTTGTTTGCTTATGGTCCATGATAGCGTCACTGCCATCGTGTACACCCACTAGGTCTGTCGTCCCTGCATAAACTTTCGGATAATAGAGAGGAACTTCTGTACCCCAATATTCACTGCATTTAACAAGACCTTGATTAATGATTGACTGGGCCATTGTATGGCTTTGCAAGCTATACGGATTGCTTCCGGGCTCATTGAGTACTCCTGTCTTAATGTAATCTTCAAGCCACTTGTGCATTCGTGTTCCACGACCTGCGGCTTCTGTTGTGATTTCTTGTGCTTTTTGTACACCAACTCGCTTTCGCCAATTTTGTAATGCTTGTTTGGATTCTTCACTCTTAGTAGCATCTAGTATTGTAGTGACACTAGGAAGTTTTTCGCCATCAGGTGTAGCGTATTTTCTTGACCCGTTTATTGTTTCCCTAAGCAAGGGAGCATAATTATATTTGTTTGGATTGTACATTATAGTCAATTATAGTTGATTATAGTACAACTGTCAACTAGATTCGGAAACTCTCTCCGCAACCACAACGATCACGTTCATTTGGATTTCTAAATTCAAACCCCTCATTTAACCCATTACGCACATAATCAATCGTCATACCTTGAACATATGTGCTACTCTTTGGGTCAACGTATAAAGCACAACCATTGCAGTCTACTTTGATATCGTGTTCTAGGGGGTTATCAACATATTCAAGTACATAAGCAAGACCTGAGCATCCTGTAGTTTTCACACCAATACGAATTCCAAGGCCTTTACCTCGTTTTTGTATTGTATGTTGTATTTTATTTGATGCTTTATCTGTTATGCTTATCATTGCGGTTGTTGCATTGCGTTTTGTGCCATTTGTGCTACTATTTTTTGATTCTCATCAGGCTGTGCTTCTTGTTCAGGAGTTTGACCTTTGAAGATAACGTTGTCACCTTGAATATTTTCAATACTTTGATTCAACGGAGGATTCTTAATCATTTTATACAAGTCTGACTTGTCAATGACTATATCATTATCTCTATAATATTGCAAGAGTTCTGGAACAGTCCAATCACTATGAACTTCACCGGAATCAATCTCACTCTTAAGTTGGCTAGTAGTAGCTACCAGCCTAATTAATAGTGGACTACCGGCAAATTCATACAATCGCATTGTTATCTCTTAGGGCGACCAGCACCACCTAGAGGTTCTTCTTCTGGGGCTTCGATGCCAATGTCCATTTCTTCTTTGCCACCACCTGGAAGTGGTTCTTGAACATCAAGTTCAGCACCCATATCACCGCCCATATCAGCGGCACCGCCCATATCACCACCTGCATCAAACGCTTCAGCACCACCTTGACCGGTAATACCACCTAATGCTGATTTCAATGTTGCTTGACTTTGTGTCAATGCGGCTTGTAATGAAGTTAATGCTTCTGAAACTTGTTGATTAAATGTCGTGCTCTCGTTGACACCAATTTCACTTTGTACACCATCAGTCAATGCTGGTAATTCTTTTACTAACATATCAGAAACTTCTTCAACCATTTTCTGAATTTGGTCTACCATATCTTGAGCCGCAAGAACAACCTGTGACTTTTCAACTTCTTCATTCTCTACAACGATACGTGGTTTACGTAGGCTTATTTCAGCAAAATGCTTACTTAGAGCTTGTTCCATAAACACAAGTTTTAGATATGAAGAATTCTGTTGGCTTTCATAGAAACCTGTAGATTTCTTTGTTTCAGTCATTAGACCGCGAACTTTGTTAAGCATATCTCTTGATTGAGCATATGACATTTTACGAACATTAAACGGAACGTTGTAATGCTCTTTTAACGCTCTAGTTGCGTTCTCGATTGGGTTTTTGTCAAAATCAGTTAATTTCATAGTTGTATTCCAAGACTAATATAAAGTATTTATCTTTTTTCATTTAATGTTCGGCTTTTAACCCGAATCTTTTTTGTTGCCAATTGTAAGAATCCTGTATATATTTACTCAATTCTTCACTCATAGCAGTTTTCCGCAATTTATCTTGGTTAAGTTTTGCTAGATATATTAGCTTATCTTCTGTTTTTTTAGCTTTTTTAAACAATTTAGAGTGAATAGAAATATGTACTTCTAAGCTACTCAAATGCATATCCAAGTTTATAACTCTGTCTGCTAATTGATATTTACCTATCTTATCTAATACACACCAACATACTGCATTTTTCATACTAAAAAAAGAGTTAACGTCATCTCCGTTATTTAGTGATACAACTACATCCGTTGCATCTTTCCTTTTAATATGATATTTGTTAAACAAACTGTAAGTACCATTAGTGTCTTTAAAAATCACAACATCTTGCAATTTAGCAAACTCTGAATTTGATATCATTTTATCTAATTTTTTATCAATTTTATTAACATCAATTCTCATTGTTTAATACCTTAAAATAAATATTTCTTAATTCGTCAGATGAATCTAAAAACGCGGGTAATTTATCCCAAGCATTTTTAGTTTTAATCATAGGTACACTATCACAGTCAGAATATAGTGATCCTAATTCAGAATTACCATCATTAAACACACTAGGGTGTTGTATATCAAAATCAAAGGTCCAGCAAATTACTTGCTCATCATTCTCTAATAAGAATCCAAAATTCTCAAACTCATCAAACTTAATCTTAGTAGATGTTGGTATACTGATGTTTTCCGGTTGACTACGTAGTGAAACAGCCTGTACAATCGTATCAAAGTTACATTGTGTGTTTCTTTTGTGCAACCATAATTCAGCATCGTCTTCGGGATTGGGACGGCTTCTATTCACAATACCTGTCTGGGTGATATCAAACAGCGTATAACAACTTACTTTAAAACTCATACTTGTATTTAGAGGCAAAAAAAATCCGAGAATAAATCTCGGATTTCTTTGAAGTTAAACTTCTGATTAGCTTGCGCTTGTAGCTGTAGAAGCTAAACGGAAACCAACGTTAGTAACAACAGCACCAGATAAGTCATAACCATTAACTGTACCCAAAGCACGAATTTGTGTTTGTAGTGCAGCCGCTGTGTATGCGCCAACTGGATAAACAGCAACTGACATATTAGTTGTGTTTGCTGTAGCTTGAACTGCATAGATTGCAACTGTAGCTAATTGTTCGATAGAAACCATAACTTGTGCAACCATCTCGTCAACACCTAGTTGTGCTGTTGGGGCGGCGCCTAAGTCAAAACCGAAGAAGTCTAGTGCTGGGCCATATAAATTAGTAGTCGTGCCGTTAGCGTCTGCTGTTGGAGCTACTGGACCATTTTGTACGTCAATTGCGAATACTGGTTGTGCATCGCCGTGTGTTCTTGTAAAACCTGCCATAATGAAATTCCTTTAAAAGTTTTGAATCATATAGATTCATACTATTATTTATGCCTGGCAAGAAAAAAAGTCGGTTTTGGCTATTGTCTTCCAGCCAAATTTTGGCGACTAAAGCCCATTCTATCTACAAATTTAAGACCGTGACTTACAAATCCTTCTTGAGTTTGTGTCCCGTCTTGTAAATATCCTTTGACAGGGGCTGTCATTGCGGCTTTATTTAACTGTTCTACAATATTCATTTTTAGATTATAGATAGCAACCCATATGCTAAAAGCACCAACTAATCCTGCTTTATTAGCATTTAAATGCTGATTAATCTTCTCACGCATCTTATCAGTCATTGGTCTAGTCTGAACATAATCCATAAACCCTGCTAATAAATTGTTTAAATCACCTGCTACAATACGCTTATTAATGTACACAGTAAACAATTGATTAAAAGTATTTCTAGCTTGGGGTGCAGTACTCATTAGTTGTTCAACTGCTTGACCATGTTTCGCTATCTCTGATTGAGCTTTTTTAAGTAGACTCGAATTAATTTTTAATTTAGGTGTAACAGGCATCTTAGCAGGTAATATCGCTACATCACTGTTGTTCTTTAAGCTACCTATAGTGCCATCTAAAGGAGTAGCTTGGTCAGTTGTTAATGCATCAGGTGCAATATATTGATGTACAACAATACCAGAGTTCTTCCCTTTAAAGAATTGACCTAATTCACTATTAGCGTCTACTGTATATGTAATTCCATTAGGGTTAGCTTTGAATGTGTATAGCCCGTTCTTTTCTACTAATGGTTGTTTAAACAACAAGTCGCCCCAATAGTAACCTTTACTTTTATCAGACTTCTCTAAGCCAGGCCATATTTGTGCTATAAGCTGATGTAGGTCCGATCTGTCAACACCTCGTTCTTTATCGTATTGTGCAAACTGTTCTGGGCTGAATACCTGACGGCCACTACCATCTTTCTTATTGAACATATGTTTGTCTAATATAGTGAACTTGCCATTACTATTACGACCAAATATTAATGCAGGATATCCATCCCACTTAATTGTAACCTTTTCCGGTTTAGCTACAGTATCAGCCATTGCTTGGACAGCTTGGTTGGCACCTTGTACACCACGCAAGAATATTAAATCTTCCGGATGGTCTAAGTGTCCCTTATCCTCTGTAATTACAGTGTTAAGACTGGTAATCTTATCGTAAAGTGCTCGTAATTGTTCAATCATTAAGTATTTATAATATTTTTACTTTTATGGTGTCGTAATATGGGAACACACTTAATTTCTCAAATGATGCTTTAACTATTTTACCTAACTCCCACGTACCCCACCATCTGGGATTTTCGTAATCATATCCCAATTCTTCTGCATTATTTTCTACACACCATTTTTTATAATCCTCATAATCTACTACCATATTAGATTTAAAATTTAAAAAGATGCTAGGATGTATATTTCTTTGCGGCTGAACCATTTTTCTTTGTAGGGTTTCAACATCATTTTGTTGATATATATGCGCCATATTTTTTCCGGTTTCGCAATAATCCAAATATAAATGGTCTTTTTTATAACCTATCGTAGCTTCTTGTAACATCTTATATTTTAATGGTGCAATTTTTAAATCTGGATCTCCTACCGGAGGACCAAATGAAGCGGTAAGCCAGTGGCCACCGTGCAACGAACCTTCAAGCTTGTGTATTAATTTGTTAAGTTGTGCAAAATCATCTATGACCTCTGGGAGTGTTTCACATTTTTGTAAGTCCGGATCATTTGCTCGTTGACGTTGTCCTAATCTTTCGACACATTCGTGTAAATCAAATAGTTTTTTTAAAGTTATATCACGGGTTATATCTACATCAAGTTTTATATCATAGGTTGAATTGTTGATTTTATCTGCATATCTTTTTAGTTCTAAAAATGTATTTACAATATCTAATTTGTCACGATTTATACTGATATTATTATGTGTGGATGTATTATGTACCTGATTAATTAAATCTATGAACGCAGATGTTGTTACATTGTCATTTAACTCTATCATTACCCATCCGGTAGATTTACCCTCTTTGGAGAATGTAATAATCATTTTTGAAGCCACAATATTCCTATATTTTTTACAAAGTATTTATATAGTAAATATGTGGCTAATAATATTATTCCGTTGACATAACGCAACGTTTTATATTATTTTCCGGCTGCCTGTGCTTGTGGAAGTTGTTTCTAGATATTCGGTGGTAAATATTTAGCAGAGACCATATTTTTACCACCTAATGTTGCCGCTCCAGTTTTTTTATTATAAGTTCCGCCGGTGTCACCTGTCGGTGTCGTTGTAGGTGTTGTTTTTTTAGCTGGTGAGTTAGCTAACTCTTTTTGCAAGCTTGCTAATATTTTTTGTTTATTAGCAGGTGTCAAACCTTTTAGTAAACTTTGAATCTGCTGATATGCTGATTTAGCTTTTTGAGCATCTTGCGGAGATCCGGCTCCTTGACCAAATACATTATATATGTTGGTTGTTCCACTGCCACCGCCTCCACCTGCAGTACCGGCTGCACCTTGGCCACCAGTTTTATTTATTTTTTCTGTTTTCTCAGGTTGAGCAGGAGTAGTTGTTGCTTGTTGTGGATTTTCTTCAGCTTGTGCGTGAGAAACAGACCAACCCAAATTAGCTAATTTAGGCAATGTTGTTTTACCCTTATCCTTAGCATAGTTTTGTTCTAGTTCTTTAGCCAATGAAGCTACTTGAGTCGTTACTGATGGGTCACTGATGTTGATACCCTTCATAAACTGTTTGAAGAAGTTAGTAATATATTGACTGATAGTTTGTTTAGTTGAACCTTGTGCAGGATCTTGTTCAGCTAAAATACTTTCAAAGATATAGTTTAGTTTATCAAAACGACTTCCTTCTGCAACCTTGCCCAAATTTTGTGCCATCTGCCCAAATGCGTTTTTTCCTGCATTTCTAGGATTTACATTACGCTTGGACATTTGAACGGTGTTGTCAGGCTTATCTTGCTTAAACTGGTCATCTATCTCTGCTTGCATCGCAGCCGCAAGTTTAGGATTCTTTTCCTTCATTGCATCAATTTTTGCCTGCATTTTTGATTGTATTTCTGCAGGATCAGCAGTTGATATTTTTACATTGTCGGGTGCAGTAGATGTTTGCGTAATGTTATTCGTAACGTTAGAAGGATTTTGCCTTACTCCTTGTCGGACCAGTTCAGCATTCCTAGCATCTCGTTCAGCGGCATCGGCCTGTGATGCGATGCGATTTGCTTCAACTTTTTCAAGACGGGCTGCCTCTTGTTTGTCTAACTCTTTTTGCCATTCAGGCGTAGCTTCACCAGTAACTCCATCATACTTACGACCCTTACCTGTTGCAGGATCATATGGTTTATCAAGTGTAGATGGTGCCTTTGTTGTAGGTTCAGCCATCTGCTGTTGTGCAGTTTGAGTTGCAGTTGTTTGCTGTTGTTGTCTTACATTATCAGCACTCTTATTAAACTGGTCTGCCGGTAACTTGCTTACAGGATTCATTTGACCCTGTGCATTTTGTGTAGCAACACCTTGCTGTTGTTGTCTTACGTTAGTTGCACTCTTAGCAAACTGATCTGCTGGTAGTTTGCTTACAGGATTCATCTGTCCTTGTGCAGATTGAGTTGCGGCAGCAAGTTTTTCTTGTCTATTCTGTGCAGGAGTAGGGGATACATTTCTACCTGCTACTGGTGTAGGGGTTTGACCCATTTGTTGTTGCGCCATTTTAGCCGCAGCCTGTTGCTTTTGTAGTCTTACCTGTGCAGGATCCTGTGTAGCTTGAGTTGGTAACTTACTGAATGGCATACCCTCTGCATCAGCACGTTGTTGTGCTTGTTTCTGTGCACCAATGCGTTTCTGTGATATTGCATTTACGGGGTTAGTTTGAACACCTTGTTGTGTAGTTGACATACCTTGACCTGCGGCATTAGGATCAACTAACCCACCATCAATCGCACTCTGTAATCCGCTAGCGGCACGACTATTGAATTTTTTTATAAAATCATCTTTAGCCATCTGGTCTGTGGAACTTAATACATTCTTGCCACCTAAAGAGCCTAAGCCTGATCGCACAGCGGCAGATCCATAATCTCCTAAAAATGAACTTAAATCTAGTTCATTTAGTTTTGCTTTTTTAAATTCATTCAGCTTCACGGTTTTTCCTTAATGACTTGGAAAACTTTGCTTGGTCCTTGCTCTTTATAGCACCTAACAGTTTACGCTCTAAAATAGCGGCTTGTTCAGGACTATAGTTACGATTAATCATCTCTATTAGATTGATAGCACTTGTGATAATATTGTGGCCACGACTCTCAATAATGTGAGTCGTGTCCCTGTTATTACCAATAGCTTCTAATTCCTCTAGTAGACTGCGAGTTTGTTTTTGCATATTAGTTTCCTAATAGTATTTATCTACTTTTAGGTTTTATTTCTTTAAACTGTTTAGCATAGCTTTAAGCTTAGAACCTTGCACATCCGCTATAATACGCTTGTTTTCCGGCTCTAATATCTCCCCTGTAGTTTGGTCTATGATAGGAGAGGTTGATGCTAGTGTACTTTGGGGCTTTAATTGACTCATAATATCATTAGCACTAGGTCGGGGAGTATAACTATTCTGATTGTCAGGGTCACTGTCACTAATACGCATTGTCTCAATATCATAATCTAAGTCAATCTTTTGACCTACACCTGTCGAACTACGACTTTTCATACATTGAATCTGATACTTACCACGCTCACGCATACTACGACTTGTAAAGATACCAAACACGTTATCTGCTGTATTAATCTTACTGATACCACCTGCAATGTGACTGTGGTCAAACTCAATCTCATCTACCGCACTACGATTCAACTGACTTGCAGTTACCATCAATATGCCCATCTCTTTCGCAAGATTACGTAGTTCTTCAGCAACATACTTGTCTTTGATAAACTGGTCGTTAGGATTAACTTTAACACTGACTGGCATAACCAAATCTAAGTAGTCAACCATCACAAAGTCAATT